GGTCCCGCTCAACCTTGCCGCCGGGGAGGCCAGTTATCCCGATGTCAATTATCAGAACTTCGCCTCCGAGGGATACGGCAAGAACGAGATCGTTCACGCCTGCATTCGCGAGCTAGCGACCTCTGCGGCCTCGCCCCGGTACTACGTCCAGGCTCCGTCGACTGAGGGCGGTAGCGTCGAGGTCGAGACCGGCCTGCTCTACGACCTGACCACCAAGCCGAACCCGTACTCCGACTGGTACTCGTTCATTGAACGGCTGGTCACGTTCCTGATGGTGGCGGGCAACGCCTACGCTATCAAGGAACGGGGCCGCAACGACCAGGTCTCTGCCATGTACCTCCTGCGTCCCGACCGGGTCCAGATCATCGCAGGAGATCACGGCGCGAGTAGTTACGTTTATAAGGTCGGCATTACCGAATACGGGATCGCCGCACGGGATATGTGTCACCTCGCCCTGCCCAATCCCGCCGGGGATATTTACGGCCTCAGCCCTCTCCAGGTCGCGTCCCGCACGGTCAATCTTGATCTCAATATGACCGACTTCGCGAAGGTCTACTTCCAGAACGCGGGTGTCCCGTCTGGACTGCTCAAAGTGAAGAGACGGCTGACCTCCCAGGAGGAGGCGTCAACGATCCGGGCGCGGTGGCGGTCTCAGTTCGGCGGGATCAATAATTTCCACCGGATCGCCATCCTCGACGACGACGCCGAGTATCAGCCGATGAGTAACAGCCCGAAGGACATGGAGTTGTCCGGGTTGCACAACCTGACCGAGTCCAGAATCTGCGCCGTGTTCGGCGTTCCGCCGATCCTGGTCGGGGCTAACGTCGGGCTTCAGCGGTCGACCTTCTCCAACTACCGGGAGGCCCGTCTGGCGTTCCACTCCGAGACCCTGGAGCCGATGGTCGCTAGGATTTTGCGTTATTTCAACGCGAACCTGAGCGATGAGTACAGTACCAACGAGACCCTGACAGTCGACTGGGCGGCTATGCGGGCCGTCCTCGACGATCAGGCGGCGACAACGACCCGCCTGACGGCCCTGTTCGCCGGCGGCATTCTCACATTGAACGAGACGCGTGAGGCCCTGGGCTTCGACGCGGTCTCGGACGGTGCGCTCCGGCGTATCCCGTCCAGCATCTTCGAGGTCGCCGAGGGTCAAGCCGCCCCGGTCGCGGTCGATGCCGCCCCGGTTGAACAGGCCCACCCGGCCCTTGCCGAGATCAAAGCTCCGCGTGTCGCCCCTCGCGCCCGGATACTCCGGCGACGGATGATCGAGGAGCGGGAGGAAGAAACCGATGACCTGGCGGCGAAGGTGCTGCGGCATTTCCGAGGTATACGGAACCGGGTCGACGGTATCCTGGGCCGCCACATGGAGCGGCAGACCGCCGAGACGAAAGACTACCCGTTTGGCGTCTCCGACATGCTCCCGCCTATCGAGACCGGGAACATGGAACGGATACTGGAGGCTGCGTATCGCCGGGTCTCAAAGCGGACATTCAAGGCCATCAATGATGTCGGTGTCGCCGGGACTCTCGACTGGTCGGACAAACTCCCGACGGTGCAGCGGGTATTAGTTCAGGCACCGACACGGGCCGCGATGATCCACCGGACGACCTCCAAGGCCATCGGGCGGGCGGTCGGGATGGGCCTGGAGCGCGGGTACTCCGTCGAGCAGCTAGCGCGGGGCGTACCGGACGACAGGTTCCCCGGCATCCGCTCGATCCTGGGCGAGACCGAGAACCGGTCCAGGCTGATAGCCCGCACTGAAATAATGCGCAGCCAGAATCAAACGACAGTCGGATTCTACAAAGAGCAAGGCTTCGTCTATGTCCAGGCCGACGACGTGGACGGCGATCCTGACGACACATACATCGACCCTGGCGATCCAGAAGGCCGGACGTGTGCAGAGCGGCACGGCCAGATATATACCCTGGAGGATGCGGCGTTAATCGACGACCACCCGAACGGGACGCTGAACTGGATGCCGATGCCGAGAGGCTACAAGCCGGAGGGGACATTATGATTCACAAGACCATGATCGCCAGTGCCAAGGCCGTTGACGAGGCCGAGGGGATCGTCGAGGCGTACACGAACACGATGGGCGTGGTGGATGCCGATGGCGACATCGTAGAGCCGACGGCCTTCAACGCCTCAATCGCCGACAACCTCCCGATCCCGGTTCTGTCCGGCCACGATCAGGGCAAGCTCGTCGGCAAGGTTATATTCGCGCAGCCCCGGCACATCGATGGCGATGAGTACCGGCTATTTACCAGAATGCAGTACAACATGGAGACCGAGGCTGGCCGGGACGCCTTCAGCAACGTCGCGGGCGATTACATCCGCGAGTGGAGTATCGGGTTCAATATCCCGAAGGAATCCGACGTTGAGCAGGAGGGCAGCGACGTCTCGACGGTCATCAGGCGGATCGCCAACCTGGACTGGGTCGAGGTCTCGTCTGTAATTCGCGGGTCGTCTCCGTCAACGGTTACCGTAGCGGCCAAGGCGTCGCCGGTATCGGACGAGGAGAAGGGCGCGATCCCGTCCCACCTGACCGCCTGGGTCGAGGATGCCTGGGACGGCGGGCTGATGCGGGGCCGGATCAAGGGCGGTGCGGCGATCCTCCGAGCGGCCCACGCCTGGGTCGATTCTGAGGGCGACCCTGAACTCAAGTCCAGCTATAAATACCTGCATCACCACGTCGGGCGTAATGGCCGAGGCGGTGCCGCTAACGTCAGGGCTATCACGACCGCCCTGGCGAACCTCAACGCCCGCAGAACGTCGATACCGGAGAACGACCGGCGAGGGGTATATAACCACCTAGCCCGGCATCTCCGCGAGGCGGGCCGTAGGCCGTCCGAGCTACGGTCTGCGCAACCGCCGGAACACTCCAAGCCATTCCCTGATTTCCACGTCTGTGTGATACGTGAGCCGGACGAGTTCGACCGGTTCCGCACCGCAGACGAGACCATCGACGACAAGCCGGTCGTGGTGCTGTACGGCAGAGAGATAGAGACCGAGGACTGGGCCATCGCAGCCTACCATCTGCCGGTCGATGATTGGACTGAGGACGAAGCCCGTGCGTTCTGTGAGGAACACGACGGGATCAAATTTGAGCCAGCAACAGGCGAGGACGACGACGAGGCCGGAGACGATGATACACCGGCAGAGGATGACGCAACGGACGAAGCCGCCTCCGGCACGGCCCCAGAGGTCGCCCTGGACACGGCAGAGCGGACGTTACGCCTCCAGCGGATCAAACTCGCCCTGCATGGAATACACACAAGGAGCAAACGGTGAACACGCAAGAAATTCGCCAGAAGGCCAACGCCCTCCTGGGCCAAGCGGAAGCGGCCCTCGCCGATGGCAACGTCGACGAGTTTGAGCGCATGATCGATGATGCCCAGATCAGGATGACCGAGGCTGATAAGATCGACGCGGCAACATCCCAGTTGAAGATTCTACAGGGCGAGTTTTCCCGCCCGACTAACAGCGTGCCGATAGCCGACAAGGACGTCGCGGCATACGACCCGAACGACACGGGCCGCAACATGAAGGCCTCCTATAAGCCCAGTTCCTGGGTGGCTAATTTGCCCGCAATGGCCCAGCCGATCTGGGTGCAGGAGCAGATGGGCCAGACCCAGAAGGACGAGGCCCGGTTCCAGACTGACACGTTCGTGAAGTGGCTCCGCAGCCCGTCCGACGACGTGTTCTGGAAGACGGCCAGCGCAGACGAAGTAAAGGCGATGCAAGAGGAGACGGACGCCGAGGGCGGTTTCTTCGTCCCTGAGCAGTTCATCTCCCAGACCATCCACGATCCAGGAGTACCGGGTTCGCAGCTTCGGCCCCTCTGCACGGTGATCCGCGTGTCGTCCAAAGACGGCTACGTTCCCACCATGGGCAGTGCGACCTGGGCCGCGATAGCCGAGGAAGCCGCGTACAGCGACCAGACTCCGACCGTGGGGCAGGTATCGTTCTCGCTGGAGAAATCCGGCGGGCTGGTCAAGACTACCCGCGAGTTGCTGGAGGACAGCGCAATCAACCTCCCGGCGTTGCTGACGCAGATATTCCAGGAGGCTGCGGGCCGGTTTGAGGACGTGGGCATTATCGGCGGGAACAATACCACTCAGTACGCTGGGATCATGAGCGACTCTTCCGTGGCTTTCTACACGATGGCCGGGTCGACCTCGGTGGTTACTGCTGACCTCATCGGCACGTTCTACGCGCTGGAGGCGCAGCACCGGGCGAATAGCACCCTC